ACGGCCTTTGATAACGCGTAGTCTAGCAAAATCATAAGTTAAAGATTAGGCACGGATTACACAGATTGCACGGTTAGTGCTATGCTTGTACAAAGCAACCGTGAAATCCGTGTTATCCGTGCCTAAATTATAATAAAGCTAATTTTTTTAGACTTTATCCCAATCCTTTTCAGCATTAAAGCAAGGACAGGCTTTGATCCATTCTTCCGGTTCAATCTCGCCGTTTCCGTTCAGGTCGGGGCTAAGATCCCGGTGTCCACATATCCGGCAATTCGGATAATCTTTCAATAAAGCGAGAATCAATACCCGGAGCGAATGTTTCTGCCATTCGGTACGGGTATCTTTCGGTTGTCCTTTGCAATCGAGTCCGCCCTCATAGCAGATACCTATACTTTCTTTGTTGAAACCGCGGCTGTGCGCACCAATTCGTTCTATCGGACGGGTAGATTTTATATCCCCGTTCTTGCGGATATAAACTCTTTTATATATTTTAGGTACATTGAAACCACGAAACAGAAACTTTGAAAAAATTCCGTCCATGTTTTTTGTATTGGTAGCGGGGTATTGCTATGTTGGTGAAGAAATTTCTAGCCCCCTAGTCAAAGAACAGAGCACAAAAAAAAAATCGCCATCAAAATATCTGATAGCGATTTAATTGGTTATGATAATGCATTCAATTCTGCTTCAATTTCTCTTAGCTTCTTTTGTAGCTCTTTGATGTATCTATCTTTGTTCTGCTTCTTCTTTTCTTTTAGCTTTTCAAGTGTTTCACTAAACTTGTCGATTGCATTGTTTAAATAATCATAATTAAATTCTACATCTTCAACGTTGCAATTTTCTAAAAAATACATTGCTTTAAAAAAAGATTCTTGATTTTCAATTCGTTTTTTTGAAGCATCGAATTGACCATAAAAATATCTGTTAACTTTGTTATATTTCTGCTCTAAACTCATTGTATCATATTTCGCAATCGCTTCTTCATCACCTTCTATTGAATCCAAATAGGATTGTTCATACTTTAGTAGAGCGTTTGTCATTGCAACAAAACTCGCCATATCTTAATATTATAGCTTTGATAGTTCTTCAATTTCTTTAGTTAATTTATCTTGTTCTTCTTTCAGTTTTTGAATGTGTGCATCTTTCTTTTGAGATTGAACTTCTTTCACCTTTTCAATTATTTTTTCAAGATTTGTGATGATGTTGTACGCATCTTTAAAATCATTGAAAACAATTTTGTTAGTATTGGTTGCATACATTGCAATCACTTCTTCAAACGTTTGCTTTTTGGTTGTTGTTTCTGCTTCTGTTGAAGTAGTGGTTGCAGGTTGATTCTTTTTCTTCATTCTGCTTTCCCATTGGGATAACTCTTTTTTGATTTTATCACTGTCCTTTGAACAGAATGCAATGATTCTTTCATCTGTTTTGTCACTCAAATACGCATCCAATCTTGCTAATGTCTTTGCGTCACCTGTGAACACTTCTTTTACTCTCTCAATTGATTTTAATGCTTCTTCGTTCATTTTTAAATCTCCTATTTTTAAAATTAATAATTAATTATTTATTTGAATTTAATTTGTTTAGTTCTTCTTCAATCGCTGCTTTCCTTGCTTTTAGTTCTTCAATCATTTTTTGTTTTGAAGAATTGGTTAATTCTGCTTTTAATGCTTCCAGTTTTTCAAGAATGATTTTTGTGCTATCAATCGCCTTATCTACAAATTCAATGCTATTGACATTAAACTTTTTCGTAGCTGCAATTCTTGATAGTATGGAAAGTCCTTTCTTATCAAACAACAATGCTTCTTGTTTTGCTTCTGTTGCAGCCATGGAAATATTCAGACCTTCCGTATCAGCTTCACCGCAATAATATTCATATAAGAAATTCAATGCACTTTTAACGTGTGGTTTTTGCTTCAAATACTTCAAAATTAATTGCTGCTCTTCTTCATTATATTCATCTTCTTTATAGATGAAATGGTAGTTAGTAGCATTTAAAGACTTTTCAGTACAATGTACATTGGCTTTCTTTGCATCTTCACGACTTGCATAGATTGCAAACTTTTTAATCAAATCTTTTTCTTTGTCTGTCATATCTTCATTTTTTTTAATTTCAAAAAGAAACTGCAATCAGAAACAGAAACTGAATCTTGATTGCAGTTGCAAATTACGAAAATTGAATTATAAAAATCGAATGATTAATAGAAATTAACATTAGCTTTTGCATATATTAAATGTGACTAACTGTATATAACTTAATTTGAAATTGAAAAAAGTTATCAGCTATTATACGCTTCTGAATGTTCCAACAAATGTGCCATCGCTTGACATACTAAACTCTGCTGCGTTATCAATCCACCACGAACATAAACCTTTAGTTGAAAAATTATATTTTCTCGCTACTAATTTTAATCTTCGTGGATAATGTCCTATTGAAATATAACGTACATCTTGCCCATTATACATAAATGCATAATTATTTGTACATTCAATCCTTATTAAACCAGGATTTCCTTTAAACATCATTTCAACTTCAAGACCTATGAATGATTCATTACAAGGTAATATTATTGTTCTTGGATTATTGTCTTTGTTTTTTGTGAAATAGAAATTTAGTCCGTTTGATAAATCAACTTTGAAAGAATTTTCAAAGTCATAATCATCAATATCTATAGTTTTAAATTCCTTCCTCGTACCAAATTGCAATGTCAAATTTCCCTCTGCATCCCATTCAATTTTTTTGTTGGAAAGGTAGCCCGAACCATCTTTTTTCAAAGCCCACATTTCACCATTACTTAATATTTCATCTGCATTAATTAGGCTTGAATTGATTTGTCCTGCTACAATTTGGTCTGCTGCAAGTGTACCCGTGTAGATTCCTGTTGAATCTATGTAAGTTAGTTTATTGCCTACCTTGTTACTCAATATATTATAGTTATTATTGCACTCTGTTACGGCTGACGAAACAGTTGTTGCAGACAATTCAAGATTTTCAAATTTGTTGTTGCTTGATTCTTCCAAATTATCAATCCTATCATTGATGTTGTTTGTTGTGTTGTCAATCTTGTTATTGATTGAATCTGTTGTACTATCAATCTTATTATTAATGTCATTTGTTGCATTATCAACTGCATTATTAATATCACTTTGCCAGTTCAATTTAACGTTGTTAGAAAAAGTTACATTTCCGTTTTTGTCGAATTGAATTGCTTTGTTCGCAATGAATCCCGAACCATCTGCATTGAATTGTGTAGATGATGTTGCAAAGTTTCCCTTTAAATATGTGTTATCACTATAAAGACCATAGCCGCTTAATAAGCCAAAATTTGAATCACTAATACCACTTAAACAACCTAATCTTGTGACAACATCATTACTATTGATAACGTCAATTATTGCACCACCATAAGGACTTAATTTAATATATTGATTTCGGTCTGTATTGTTATCATTAGATACTCTAACAAGGGTATCACTTGCAACAAGTTTATCAGAGTTTGATATATTGATATATTGATATGTTGCATTTTCTGTTGTTGATGAAACTAATGCAGTAATTTTAATTTCGCATCGTTTTACATTGCTTCCGTTGAATATTTGACATAGCAATATATCATCAGTTCTAAATACATTATCAGTTATCACAACTTCTTTTATTGAATCATCAATGCTGATAATCTGTGCTGCATCAGTAATCCAAACCTCACCATTTGTTGCACTGATTTTATTGTAGTTGATTGAGTTTGCACTAAATTCGCCTCTAACGCTAATATTTCCAAATTCTGCATTTCCGTTCGCATCAATGGAAAAACCTTTCAAACCACTTTGATAGACCTTTGAAGTGATTCTATCTGTTGCAACTGTATCGCTTGTAATTGTTGATGATGCGATTGAATCAGCAAACAATCTATCAAAATTTCCCTGTGTTGAATCAATATAGGTTGAAGTGATATTGTTACCACTGATTGAAGGTGATTTGAAGGTATTAGAAACTTCTAAATTTCCAATAATTTTCAAATCACCTGTCAATGTCATTAAATCAATTGTTCCGCCTGTTGCGTTCCATTTTCTTTCATTCAACAGCCTACCCATGTTTGCGGATAATGCTTTATTTGCATCAATTGAATCTAAATTGTCTATGATTTCAATTGATGAAGTTGTTCCACTATTGCCGCCATTATTGATTATCAAACCACCACTCACAAAAGTTAAATCACTTGCAGTATTTAGATATTTTGAGCGTGGTTTGCTTGGGATTTTTTACATTATTACTTGTGTCATTGCTTACTTTGTTTTGTCTTGTTATTTTGGATTATGCTACAAAATCAAATATTTGATTTAATACAATATTAAAAGATTCATTTGCAAAATCTATTTCACCACTTTGCAATATAAAGCGTTTGTTTTGTAGATTATTGTCTTTGATAATTGCAAATGAATTCAATTTTTCGTTGTTTTTCAAAGATAGTTTTACTTTAAATCGTGGTTGTTTATATTGGCTAATAATACGTTTAATTAGATGTTCTTCTAATCTAACATTGGTATTAGTTAGTTTTGAAAATAGATTATCTTCCAAATACTTATCATTGTAAATCAGTTTTGAATAATCCATACCATCATTATTGTACGTTGAAATCTTTAAATCTATATCATCTAAAGCATTGATATAATTTGAATTGATGATGTTTTCATACAAATTGTCTGCATTGTCTTTTGCTTTATCTTCAACATTTTCATTCTTATAATAATCAATCCTAACATCTTTAATCATAAAACCAATACCAGGAGCATTTACAACTAAATCCCACGTATCAGCCAACAATTGAAATTCAAAGTCTCCCATCAATTCAACATCGGTTGGAAGTTCAACACACATTCCTTTCAATCCTTCATAGCTTTGTTGAAGTGATTTTGTGTCATTTACCGCATACCATTTTCGATACCTGTTGCCTTCTAAAGTTGTAACCACTTTAAAAGTATGTTGTTCGGGATTGAAATTTTCTTTTGCAATCTGCATCCATCCATTTTGCGTATAATACCAACTTCCAATTCTCAATATTGCAAGCGGTTCAAAATCCCTTCTTTCTGAATATCCATATTCATAATATCTGACTAACGACATATCATAATTCACAATAAATTGCGATTGAAATGAAATTCCGATTGCACCACCTTTATATAACTGTGATTTTTTATTATTGAATTGCAATATAGATGCGTATTTTGGAATATAAATTTGATTGTTAAAATCAAGTGGTTCATCGGTACAATCTATTCCGTCTCGGTTATAGTTTGAAACCATTTTAAATTGATACATGTACTCCCAATTATATTCAGTGATATTTGGCTGATTATCAACCATTTGCCAATGACAGCGTTTGATTGCAAAGCCGCCTAAAACTTTTGTAGGGTCAACTTTAAACAAATCATAATTATCGTTGTCTTCTTCGCTAAGTGGATTACCTGTAATTAAGTTGTAACGTTGAAATTTATATGCTTCACTTTTCAAATATTGTTTTGTCTCATATTCGTTTTTGTAATTGGTATCTTTTTTGCCTGTGAACCAATCCAATTTTTCAAAATTATCTTCGGGAACTTGTGATGTTGTATTATAATTGTTTGTTCTAACTTTCACTTTATTAAAGCCGCCCAAAATATCTAATTGGTTATCATTTCCCCAATATTCCATGTCTTGTACATTTACATTATTTGTAATATCGACAATTTCAAAAGTTGATAAATCAGCATTGAATTTTAAGTATTTAGTGAATCCTTTTGCCATATAATCAATATCAATGAATTGTACATCACCATTGAAATCGCAAACAGTCCAATTCAGTACTTTGCAAATTTCATCCAACACTTCATCTAATTTCATTGCTTCATTTTGTTCATCAAAAAAATTTTGCTCTGATATTGTTAATGATTGAAGAAAGTTTGTATTTCCACTTTCGTATGTACATGGAACAAATACATTGTTATACTTTCCTTTTGATTCAATAATACATTTCTTTATAATGCTGAATATTGATGTGATTTGTGTTCCTGTATTGATAACGCTATAATCAATATATTGTAATGTCGCTAACGCTGATATTGCATCAATACTAAATTCAAATATATCATCTACATAGTTTTGTGAATAAGTTTCTGGTGAAATGAAACCTGTCCATACCAATTTGTCATTCTTATACAAATTAACTCTAAAATCTTGATAACTTTCGCTGAATAATGATTGCAAATAATCAGAACCTGCAACGGAAATTGTTGCAGTACTGAATTTATGTGGTTTATAAAGAAAATCATCATCATCTATATTTACTATAAATGATGTTGAAGTTCCTATTAACTCTTTTGCATCCGTTAATGAATTTTGTTCAATATCAATTCTATATTCGTTTTCATCAACAGATTTGAATGGTATATAGTATTTTGTACTCCACATTATTTTATCTTGTTTGTCTTTTTATTATAGTTGTTAAGAACGCCTATCAATTCCTGTCCTTTGATTTTGAATGTCACATCACCTGCAATTGTATTACTTTCTTTTGGGCTGATATATTCTTTTAATTTGCTTAATGGTGCGATAATTTCGGGATTTGAACGTGCGCCTGCATATTCACCAACATTGACAATACTGTTGCCAAATGCAATACCGCCGTTTTTTAATTTTGGAATATTTGTTGCTGCTGCAATAATTGCTGCAATCGCACTAACAGCCATAGCCCAACCGACAAAAGGAATTGAAGCAACAGAACTTGCAGCACCCGTTGCGGCTGCTTCCAAATTTGCATTTGCTTCTGCTTTCTTCGCTGTTGTTAATGCAGTAATTGCAGGGATTGCGTTTGCAACAGCCGACATTAAACTAATTGAGTAATTAAACCATGTGTCTGCACCGTCTTGTGTTAATGATGAAATAGTAGACATTGTGTTTCCCATTGTGCTAAATGCGCTTGTAACATCATTAATTGAGCTTGCATAGTCTTGATTTAAACTAATGTCTTTCTTACTAATAATTGGTTTTAATTTCAATTTTGAAGTATCAAAATCTTCTGTTTTTAATGCAGGTAGTTTCAATTCATCTAAATCTCTGCTGTTGAATTTTGCAGTAATATTCAATACAACTTTTCTTTGTTCTAATTCTTTAATCAGTTTTAATGCTTCAACTCTTGCTGCATCTGTTATTGCGTTGTTGTATTTCTTTTTAGCTTCTGAAATCATTTTATCAAGTTCTGCAATGCTTCCAGTTGGGATTGCATTTGCTGCTTCTTTCGCTGCTTTTTGTGCTGCTGCTTTAGCTGCTGTTTCTGCTGTTACAATTGAATTACTAAATTCTGTTGTGGATTCATTAAATTCTTGTCGTTGTTGTGCAATCAATTGTGATGTTGCATAATATTCTTTGCCTAACTCTGTCAATTTCTTCAAATCTTCATCTGACAATTTATTCAACAATTTGTTATACATTACTGCATCTTTTTATTTTGCTGCTGCACCTTCTTGTGCAATTCTTGCAGCATTATTTGCATCTTGTATTCTTGAATAATTGTTGCCTGCTTTAGTTACATCAATAACTCTGTCTTTTTCAATTCGCTTTGATAACTTCAAATAATCATTGTATTGTTGTTTGTAGAAATTCTTTGCTTCATCACGCGTTGTAGATGGCATCAAATCAATTTTCATCACCTTCTCAAAATCATTCAACGAAATATCACTTGCACGCAATTTTGTTCCGACTACAATTGATTTAGTAAGCGCATTTAACGCATCATTTGCAACTGTTGTACCTGCTTCTTCTTTCTTCTTCAATTCAATATCCCATGCTGCAAACGCTTTTCTTCTTTCATTTTCATCAAGTTGTTTATTCTTTGCAGTCAATCGTGCCTGTGCAATTGCTTCATCGAATTTGCCTGTATAATAATTAAATGATATACGTGTATTTCCTAATTGGTCTAATGCGTTGTATGCGTCTTGTGACTTTGTAATAATATCATCTAAACCATTCAAGAATGATGTAAAATCACCACTTCCAAGACTATAAAAAAATTCATCTACGCCAGTTTTTGCAGCTTGCATTGCGGAAGCTGTTAAATCGCTTAAGGTTTGAGATGAATTTAACACTTTATTAAATGCTTGTCCTGCTGTCATAGCAAGCCCTAAACCGCCAGCAAATTTTGAAAGCGTTGAAGTTATTGTACTTTGAATGTTGTTGTATTGTTCAACTTCTCGTTTGCTTCTTGCAATGTTATCATTGAACTGTTTATTATCAAGTATTAAGCGTGTTACTAAATCACTCATTGTTTATTTTGTGTTTAATGTCTTTGCAATTGATGTTGCTTTTGCTTTTAATCTTGCAACATCTTCTTGTGTTATTATTTCTTGTTTATCGTGGTTGTCATTGTCCCAATCAAATTTCAATATATCTGTTACTTTTAATTGTTTTGATGAATTGCATTGAGCAATAATATATGCAATCATTCGTGTTTGCTCCCAATCGTTTTTAATTGATTTGTTTAATGAAGATAGGATTGTGTTTAACTCATACATTTGCATCCTGTCGAAAAAGTAATCAATACTGCAAATCTTGTATTCAATCACCACTAATTGAAACAACTTTTCAATAGTTAGTTCTTCTTCGTTGCTTTTTTTTTAGATTCTTTCTTTTCGTTGAATTGCGATTGTTTTTCAAACTCTGACGTTAACCATGTAGCGAAGTTGTTGAAGATTGTAATATCATTATCACATATATCTATTAACTCGTCAAAGGTTAATTGAATGTCGGGACAATTCGCAATAATTAATGAATAAAATAACAAATACATATCAGTCAATGATGTTGTTGTAAATGTCTTATTTGCAATCTTTTCGAAAATAAATAATGTTCTGATTGTGTATTTTAATTCAATCTCTTTTTCTTTTATTTTTAATTTCATAATTCAATTTTCTTTTTATATAAATATCTGAATGAGACATAAAAAAAAGAGCAAAGCAGTATCTAATACTACTTCACTCTCCATCAAAAGAAGATTATAGTTTGTTATGCTTGTTTCATTATGCTGTTTGTTTTGTTAATGCGCTTGCACCTTGCAATGTGATTGAATATGTTGCAACTTCACCATCGTTTGCATTCACACTGATTGATGTAATTACTGCACTACCTTTGTAGCCGTTGCCCGCTTGCCATCCGCTTTCGGGCTTTCCGTCTTCATCGTTTGCGTTTGTGCAAATTGCAAACATCACTTCAACAGGTTCACGTGCAATCAATTTATCCATCATTGAATTATAATTTTCTTCTGTGTATAAATGTTCCGCATTGATAGTCCAGCTTAATTTAGTGGTTAGAAATTCTTTCCACTTTCCGCTGTCTTTGCTGCTAACTTCAAGTGAATCAGCGTCAATTTGTAGTGAATGTGATTTAGCAAATGCAAATGCTGTGTAGGTGCTTCCCGTACCTTTTTCAAATAACATTAAATCGCCACCTTTTATATATTTTGTTGCCATGGTTGTATCTTGTTTGTATTTCTTATTATATAATATAAATATCAATTAAAAATCAAATATTACGTTGAATTGAAGATTTTGAATGTATGTATCTTCCAAATAATCTTCATTCATACTTATCAATCTGATTGTATTAATATTGTCTATTCGTTTGCCTTCAACTGCTGTTCTAACTAATTCTGCAATCTCTATGCTTTGATTGTATGTTGTTGCTGCAATATTAATTGATATATTGATGTTGTCATTGCATCGCCAATCCTTTGTATATTCAGTGTAGATTGAATCCCGTTGATAAACGATAAAAGGAAATGTTGTATTTTCATTTGCAATCAAAGGAAACATTTTATTGTCAACCATGGCAACTAAATCTTCATTAGCAACCAATAGCTTATAAATTGATTTTAATACTGAAATTCCTGTCATTTATACTTATTGTTTATCTTTTTTATTACTTCAATCAAGTGTTGTTCAATGCTTGCAAAAACTTGTGATTCTGTTGTTTGTTTTGCTTTTTGAAAGAATCTCTTTGCATCAACTTTTCCCGTGTATCGTGGCTTCTTTAGCTTTTTCCCTTTGACCTTTGTAACCTGTCTGTCACTCGTTCCCATTTCAAAGAATTTCAATCGAAAATCACCCATCAAATGCACCTTTGCAGCCTGTGCGCTCTTTGCAATTTTAATGCGCACGCCAGATTCAAGCGTTTTGCCGTTCCATCTATTTTTGCTTCTTGTACGTTTTACAACTTGACGTAAATTGGTGATTGTCTGTTTTCGCAATATGTTTGCTGCTTTTCTTAATACAGTTGTAAATGTTTTCTTTTTCAATTTTGCATTAAATTCATTAAACATTGTAATCACCTGCTTTGCATCAACTGTGAATTCTGCATTGTTATTCATCACTATTCGTTAATTAATTCAGTTATTATTCGTTTTTGTTGATACTGCTTTTGTGGTTCGATTGAAACGATGCGATAATAATGATTATTGAATTTAATACGCATTGTTTCATTGATAGCATGGTAGTAACGAATAACGAAAACAGGATTGTAATTGATAACTATTTCATTATTTTCAACGGAACGTGCACCACTTGAATATATAACTTGTGCCTTTGTAGTTAAACAAGGTTTATATTCAATCATTTGTTCGTTAAATTCGTTTGTTAACAATTCACGTTGTTCAAATTCAATTATATCTCGTAGTAATCCGCTTTGCATTATTGTATTTTTTTTGATGAATAATCTTTGAATAGGTCTAATAGATAGTTGTATGATGTTGGAATTTCGCTTGATGAAGCAAATGCAACACTTTCACGGTTTGCATAGAAATTAGCGACTAACAACATTATTGCATGTAAAAGAGAAGCAGGTAAATTTCCTGCTTCATCTTCTAAATTCTGCAATTTATTATCAATATGCTTCGCAACCGCATCTTCTGCAACTTGCATTAATTGCAAGATATATTCATCGTCTGCAATATATTCTTGTTCAACATTTAGATGTTTCTTTGTAAGTTCTAAATTTAAATACATATTGATATTATATTAGTTCAATTATTACGCAACTTTTCCTGTTACAATTGTGCCATCTCTCAATACTTTTGCATCGAAATATGCATTAATAACAAGTCTGATTTGTCCGTCTGCTGCTTTTGTATAAGGGTCTACAACTAAATCAATCGCTCCCCATTGACCAATAGCAAGATTAGACCAATCACCATAAGCGAACATATTTTTTTCCACATTGCTAGTATTTAAAACTTGTTGACCGTCAATTTCATTGCCTTCAAGAATGAAACTTGCTGTGCCTGTTCCTTTTTGAGTTGTTCTGAATGTGGCTTTTGCACTGTTAGACATAATGTATTTGCAATCATTAATAACGTTTGCATCTTCAATTGTTGCTTCTAATGCTGCTAATTTTTTGTAGTCAGTTGTTGTTGCAGATGGTGCAGTTGCAAATAAACCTGCTGGTTCTGTTGTGCTGCCTGTTCCTGTTCCTAATATTGTAGCTTCTAATTTTGAATTGATAGCATTAATTAAATCTTGTCTTATGATTGCTTCTGCATCGTTGCTGTCTTGAACTAAGAATTGTTTTGAAATGTCGATGAAAGCTGTCAATCTTTTAGGCTGCAATTTCACTGCTGAAAATGTGCCTGCTCCGTCTTTTGCTGTTGCTGTCTCGTTTTCCCATGTAACATTGCCTGCACCCATTACAGGAACTTGCACATCACCAATCAAATTTGACATGTATTTCGCACCTGCTGCAACTAATACGTTTTTAGCTCTAAGTGGTTCTAAAATTGATGTTACATCTGTTGCAACATTTTCTTTTCCTACATTGTCAACTGTTGCAGCGATTGTTGCACGGGATTCAACAGGAATTTGAATTTGACCTGCAAATGAAAGTCCTGCTTTTCTCATTTCGTTTGCACCTGCATTTACATAGGCTTGTTCATCTTCTGACAAGTTTCTGTTGTTTGCAATCTTATTGATTGCTGATAATAATCTAAATTCTTTCATAGTACTATGTGTCTTGTTTGTTTTATTTCTTTCTTCATTTTCTTCTGTTTGTGTTGATGGTTCTTCAACTTCTCTTTCGTATTCAGCTAATTTTGCTTTCAATTCTTCAAGTTGTTTGTTTAAACTTTCAATCTCTGCTTTTGCTGCATTGTATTCGTTCAATTCTTCTTCATTCATTTCACGAATTTCAGTTTTACAGATTGAAACAATATCTTTCATTCTTTGCTTCAATTGTGCCTTTTTATCTCTGATTTCTAAACTGTTCATTTGTGTTTGTACTTTATATATAATTATTCGATTGAATCAATTTCTTTATCTAATGAATCCCAATATTGCGTTAAATTGTCAGATTCAATTTTTAATATGTCGTTGAAACTTCTACATGCAACAGTTGTTTCACTGTAAGCGGGATTATAAACGGGTGACACATCATATAATCGGTCTATTTTCTTGATAGTTCTGTAATATCGTCCGTCTCGTTTTTCCCAACTGTCACCACCACTGGCGACTGTGAATGCAAAAGAAGAAGCACTAATATCATTACGCTTCAAAGATTCTAAAAGCTCATTTCCTAACGCTGTTTTAGGCGAATCAAATTCGTATCTTAATCCTCTATCATCTATTGTTAATTTAAGGCTACCTTTTCCATGTCTTGAACGTGCTAAACAGCCTCTCTTTTCATCGTGGTTTAACCATGCAAATACATCTGATTTTGCAATAACTTCATCATCTATTGCAGTCGGTTCAATTACTTCTGTAAATCCTAAATCTTCCGATTCTGAATTGAATACAAGTGCGTAACCTTCAACTTTTCGTGATTCTTCATCTGCTGATTGAATTTCATTGATATATCTAATTTCTTTTTCTTTTTTCATATCTCATTGATACTATTTTATATATAAATATCATTAGAGATTGAAAAGTAAATTGTTATCGTTTTGCTATTTCTCGTTGCTTTGATTGTAGTGCAATTGCTTCATCGTTTGGAATTTCTTTCCAGTTTTTTGCATCGTCATTTACAGATAGAAATACTTTATCCGTGAATACTCTTTGAAGAATATCTACATCTCCTTTTTGTGTCAGTTTATAACCTTCTTCCGCTTGAAGAATTTGTACTGTGTAGTTTGATTGTATCATTTTCGTTTGTGTTTTATTTGAAATTATTTATGCAATGGTATAGCCTTTCATCGTTATTGCTGCAATATCTGCATCTGTTAATCTTGCTTTTGCGTCCGCATGTAATTCAATGGTTATTATATCACTTTGATTGCTTCTATCATAGGAATAATTCAATAAACTATCTATCATTGTATTGTAACTCCAATTTTGCAAATTATTCAAATAAAATGTTGTTGAATAGAATAATTTTCCTAAATTTTTGAATGTTATATTTACAATGTTTTTAGTTTCTTGAAACATGGTAAAACCAATAGAACTATATCCCATTTCAATTTCTTCAATCGTATGTAATGATGAACATTCGGCAAAAGCATAATTGGTATTAGGGCTACTTTGACTTTTATTTATTTTCCCTATGTGTTTCAATTTTGTACAATAATAGAACATGTATGAAATATCACCTCTCTTTGAAAAATCAACAGTTGGAAAATATACCAAATCCGCATCACGTTCAAACTTAATTGAAGTATCATCGGGATTCCAATTTTCCTTGATTGACTTTGCATATTCAATATCTTTGTTTAAAGATTCGGGCTGTCCGTCATAGCCTAATTCAGACCAATCAATTACTTTAGATTCTAAATCTTCAATGTCCTTGTTTAGTTCTTCAACTTTTGCGTTGTATTCATCAACAGGAACGTAATCATCAATGTTGATGTTATTGATGATTACATTATCTAATTTTATATCTAATTTCTTTTCTAATTTCATCTTTGTTAAAATTTAGAGCAATCAACTTTCATTTCAGTTGGATTTCTTATTTCGGATTCTAATGTAGATAAACGGTTTTCAATCGCTGATAATTCAGCAAGATTGTTGATTGATATTTTGTTATTGGTATAAACAAAACTTCCATCTTTTTTCAATACTACTTCGATGGTGAATATTGTAGATTGTATTATACAATTTCCGTACATCTTTATTTCGTTCCGTGTTGCTGAATTATCTTTGTATATATTATTGATGTCGATTATATACTCTGCTGTTCCGTCTAACGCATTGAAGAATACATTGATACTTTCATTGTAATAGAACATGTTAAGCAGTTTAGTATATAGTTGTGCGTGTTCTTCCGTTGCCTGCGTTTCGTCCCATCTCAAAATATAAGTCTCTATGTTTGCCGTTCCGCCTGTTCCACCTGTTCCCGCTATCAAATCATCTACTTCTGTCTTTGAGTATGTTTGAGACTTCGTATATACATCACTTGAATTTGCTTTGGTCGCCAGTTCCGTTTTAGTTGCCATTGTCGCCATGGCGGAAGTATCAGCTTTGGTCGCTAACTTACTATCTATTTCATTCTTCTTGTAATAATTTGTTAAATCAACAGTCGTTCCGCTTGTTTCTATGTTGTCTATCAAATCGTTAACCTCTGATTTTGAATATGTTTGAGACTTCGTATATACGTCGGCTGCATCAGCTTTGCCCGCCAGTTCCGTTTTAGTCGCCATATCCGCAATGGCTGATATATCAGCTTTCGTTGATAGTTCTGCTTTGGTCGCCATGGTTGCCATGGCTGATATGTCGGCTTTCTCGGCTAACTTGCTATCTATTTCAACTTTCTTGTAATAGTCGCTTAAATCAATCTCACCTGTTACTGCATCATCTATCTTTTTATCAACTTCGTTCTTTGTATATACGTTGTTTATATCAGCCTTCGTTGATAATGATTGTTTGATTGAACTATCATCATAATTGTTCAATGATTGAAGTTTTGTTTTATCTTCATTTGTATAATCATTGGTAGATAGTGATTTTCCTTCAATCACATCAACTTTAACTAATAGCTTGTTATCTACTTCTGTTTTCTTGTAATATGATGATAAATCAACTTCTTCAATATCATCAAATTTTGCATCAACTTCAACTTTTGAATATACATCACTTGAATTTGCTTTCAAATTCAATTCATTCTTTGTTGCAAGGTTTGAAATGTCGGGCAAATCGGTTTTGTTTGCTTTCTCTGCTAATCTTTCATTTATTTCTGCTTTTGAATATACATCACTTGAATTTGCTTTTAATGATAACTTCAAATCAATTTCAGATTTTGAATATGAATCTGTTGTACCACCTGTGCAACTACTACCATCATTAAAATTATTATTTTTGATGAAATATTCTGTTTCATCATCTTTTGCAATATCGAAAGGTTCATCAATTGAAGTGTTGTTGAATCTCAATTTGATGTTATATTTCAATAAACCTTCGTTTAATAAATCCAATTTACTATTATCCAAAAAGATTTGATTGCTATTGATAATATCATCTTTAGTTACTGTGATGTGATTTTCAATAGATGTTGTATCAGTATAAAATACAATGGTTAATTCACCAATATCTGCAATATCAATGATGTTGTTGTTATCACCAATTTCAATTGAAAATAGTAAATCCGTATTTTTATATATTTTCTGTATCATCTTCTACATCTGTATTAACCATGTTATTTTGTTGTTGTAAATATTGTGCTTGCATTACTGTGCTGTCTCCATTTTCAATTGCAGGTAGTCCCAATTCTTTTCGTATCTCGTTTGCCGTCATTAGTCCGTTTTGTTGAAGTTGTACATAATAACTTGCCAATGCTGCTTTATCTGTCATTATTAGGGCTTTTTCATCAATGTTCACGCTTAAATTAATTTCAGATGGACGAAAGATTTTACGGCTAAATTCTTGTTCCAACATTGAAATATATGGTTGCAATGTCTGGCTTAAAAATTGCAACTGTGATTGCTCTAACGTGCTGTAAGATGATTTAGAAAGGTCGCCAAGTAAAACAGGGCTTAAACCGAAAAATCTTGCAATGTCACTGACGTTGAACAATCTACTTTCTAACAATTGTGCATCTGTGGCGTTGATTGAAATTGGTTGATACGACATATTGCCCTGTAACACTGCCAAACCGCTTCCGTCCGAATTATATGCGCTGTTCCAACTGCTTCTAATTTGTTCTTTCTGTTTGTCTTGTAGTTGTCCTTGTACTGTGAGTACGCCAGCTAATGCACAACCACTCCTAAAAAAGTTTGAAGCCTGTTTTTCTGTGTCGCTTGTCAACGCTAATGTATTTTTTGCATTTTGAAGTATTGAAACTCCGTTCACGCCATCTGTTGAATATTTAACAAGGTGGATGATGTTACATGGTTCAATTATTCCTGTCACCGTATTGCATCTATATTTCAATTCACGTGTTAATTCATTGTAATCAATTGTAACAGTATCGGGACGCAAATAAACAAGTTCAATACAATTTCCTATATCATCTCTACGAATGTATGCGAACCCGTTTCCCCTTAACATTACATCAATCATCATTAGTTTAATGAATTGGTAACGTGTCATTAATTCATTTGGTTGATTGTTCAACAACTTGTTTGCTGAATGCTCCGTGTATCTCGTTTTAAATCCGTCCGAATCTTCAAATTGAACGAATATAGGCAACATTGCGATTGAATCGCTTATCAGTTCTACGGCTCTGTAAACGGCTGATAATCGCATTGCATAATTCGCTGAAAATGATGAATAATTATTGAAGTTTAGAGCATCACTATAATATGTCAATGCTCTTTCTTCTTTATGTTTGTTTCGCTTAAATATGTTGAAATTCATCTTATTTGTGTTTGTATATAAATATCAGATTATAAACTGAAAATTTCATTATTAAATCGTGGTTCTTGCAACATAATTCCTAACGATTCTAACATTGCAATAACTCCGTCAATCTTATTTTGTCTAACACTTTTTACAGGTTTACAGTTATCGTTATGGTCGAATTTTAGACTTACATTTCTAAAACAATAACGTGTTATTTCATTATCATCAATTACAACTTTATTGCTTAAAATTAATCGTTCAAATTCCTTCGTTGCACGATTAAAGTTGCCTAACGCTTGTGAAAATGATTGCAAAGGTAAACCCTTACTTGTTGCATCAATTGCCCATTGTGTACTGTTCCATGTATCGTATGCAATCGAATTAATTGAAACAATCTGATTGATACGCATTAAATCGGCTGTGATGTAGTCATAATCAGTAACGTTGCCCTCTGTAATGGTTAGCAATCCCATCCTTTGCCATCTCTTATACAATTCAGCGTTTGAATTTTCTGATAATGCACTTTCGGGCAAATAATATTTATTGAAGAAGTAGTATTTATCATCCGTATCAATTAGAAACGAAACTGCTGTTAAATCGCTGACGGATGAAAGGTCAACGCCACAATAACAATTATATCCTGCAAAATCTTCAATTTTCAATTTTTGTGTAGCATTGATAATATGTATGTCGGCAATCCATATTTCAGAACTGGATAACCATTGATTTAAATTTTTGGTTCGTACTGATACTTCAAGACTTGATGTATTTTTTGCCTTCGTGATTTCAGATTGGATGAAGTCAGCCGTAACAGTAATATTCAAATTGGGATTCGCCTTTTCCCATACTGTTGAATCGTCCCAATTATCGGATTCATCAAGTTCAAAAATGAATGCTTGCAAACTATCATCTTCTTTCAATCCGTTCAATATCTCTTTGCATGTATTGTATTTTTCTTTGCAAATTCCGAATTGATTGAATCCTGCCGTTGAAATTTCAATTAGCAGTGGTTGCAATCGCATCCCCATACTTGAACTAATAATATCAATCATTTTGCTGTCTTTCGCTTCGTGTTCTTCATCAATTATTGCAAAACTAAGATTATAACCATCAAGTTTTGAAGTATCAGATGATACAACTTTGATAAAATTATTTTTGAATTTAATCAAGTCTCTATAAACGCTTATTGTCTTTCCTTTTGAATCAAGTGATTTTGCAAAATTCGAAGTAATTGAAAGTAATATCTTTGCCTGTTCTCTTGAATTTGCTGCAAAAAATATTTCGCCTGCTGCTTCATTATCTGCAATCAAGTGATACAGTGATAATGCAGCGCATAATGCGGATTTTCCGTTTTTTCTTGCCATCAAGATAAAAGCATTACGGCAAACTCTTGTATTATCCTTTTTATATTTAAAACCATATATTGCAGCAATAATTAGTGTTTGCCATGCTTGAAGGACGAAAGATTTTCCGTTGTACTTTCCTAAATAATGGCGAATTAATGAGATGAAATTGATAACACGTTGAACTGCTGCATCATCAAAGTAATATTCATCTTTTTCAAGAAATGACAAAAAGCGATTGCACGCAAGTTTAATACTATTACATGCAATAACTTTGTTGTTTAATACATCTTCTATGTATTGGTAGTATATTGTGTTTGTTATGTCTGTTGTTGCGTTCATATTTGTTATTCACCTGTTAACTCATTTATTTTATCTTCAATTTCTTCTTCCGTAAATTCATATCCAATTTTTATTGCTTCATTGATTAATCGTTTAATTCTATTGTATTTTGAAATTGAAGTTAATGCGCATTTTAATGCAATTGCAATATCTCTACTATCACTACTATCTACCTTGTTTTTTACTTCATACAAAAAAGTTTCTAAATCTTCAATATTATCTAATATTCTATTCATCGTTTATCGTTTTTCTACATCATTATTAAGGAATGTTTCAATTGTGCTTTCTTCATCTTCTTCTACATCATCACCATTTAATTTGGTCGCTGCTTTTGGTGTCAATCCGAACTCTGCAATCAACTTGACTATTTGAATTTGTGCATCATTTTGTACTTTGATAAGTGGATGTTTAATTTGTGCACCGAATCGGTCGTTTACCATAATTCCATCTTTTTTTATTGCATCTCTGCATTGTATAAAAATTGAATAATTGTCTGCTAACATTGCAAGGCTGCCTAACCATTCAGGTGCGATTGCTTTGTATCTCTTCTTGATATACTTGTGAACTTCCCACATGTATTTTTGTACTTCTTCCGAATAATCTTTATAAATCTTTTTTGCTTGGTTGTCGTTTATCTTTGCCATATCTAAGTATTTATAAATAAATAGTTGAACGAGAAGAAAAGTGATAGAAAATGACCTAAATAATTACTTTTTTCTTGGAAAAGTTGTTTTTTAAATAAAAAAAATGTACATTTGAGAAAACTTTTAGAATATTGTTGATATTTATATATGTAAAAGGCAAACTACCGCAAGTTTGAACATTCCAATAACAATCCAAAAGATGCACGGTTGGAATAGACATCGGGTAATGATATTACAAATAGTAATGGAGTTGATAAGTTGAAAAGCGTGCCCCGATACCTTTGAAAAATTGATTAATGAATAAAAGTCAGTTATCTAATTGCGGTTTGAGGAAATTAGATATTTGTTGAAGCCTAAGCAATTTCAACATCTGGTTATTGAAGACTCACTGACAAGAATAGTTAATCTAAGCTGATTGAATAGGAATTGAATAATTTCTATTTTTTAAAAAACTTATTTCCGTTGCAAGGGATAACTGCGACTTTACCGTAGGAAACAAGATTTGAAATTTCATTTAAAAGGTAAAAACAAAGAAATTAAAAGAAAAATAAAAATTATATTTAAAACAATATTTGAAATTCCATTTGAAGCAATATTTGAACAATATTTCAAAACTTCATTTTATTACGTTTTTCAATATTTCTTTTAAACGAAATTACAAAATAACTAAAAACTTCATATTGGAAACGATATGGAGTTATATAAAGCAATAAATTGTATTCAGTTGAAAACACTTGAATTGAAGAATAAAGTTACTTTAATATTGAAAAAGATAACAACTACGTTATTGTTGCAAATGGAAGTGCTAACGCTATTGTTTTTTTGAATTTTCTTTCAATTTGAATTTTATTAAAATGAGAAAGCTACGCTAACACTTCAATCGGAGTTGCTGACGCTATTTCTTTTTTCAATTTGGATTTTTATTGAAACGAAATGGAAAACATTGTTTCAAAGCAATGTTTGAAATGAAGTGATGATACACTTTCAACAGAATGTTATTATAAAGCTACGCTAATACTTCAATCGGAGTTGCTAACGCTATTCTTCAATTTTATCTTTTTGATTGAAATGAAATACTTTTCAAATTGAAGTAGTTAATGATATGAGAAAGCTACGCTAATATTAAAACAAATTCCAACATGGAATAATTTTGAAATGTGCTTGTTGCAAATAATATTTCTAATATACTCCAACGGTTTAACCGCTCCTGTGCGGTCATTTTGCCCAGCCCATTTCGACTTTAATAAGGTGCTGACGCTCTTTGTGCCCAGCCCATTTTGAAAGAAATTATTAGTAGAATAGTATCTTACTAATAATTTTAATTTGTATCTTTGTAAGAAATTAAAAATTAACTATTATGACTTACGAGGAAGAAAACCAAAAGTTAAAGCAGGAATTGATTGCTATTAACAAAAAAATTGAAGAACTAAACGAGTTAGAAAGACAGATGAATGTTAGTTATTCATTACAAATTAATAATGCAAGATTGGTTCTCCAAGTTCAAAAGGATGAAATTGAAAGGAAATTAAAAGAAGGGCCTACTCGGAGAAGTATAAATCGTGTTTTAGATAAATTGCCAGATGCACCACAACAGGTCACACAGGGTAGCTTTATGGTTAAACCAACATATTCTGTTAGTTTTAGTTGGTTATTAATGGTATTTGGAATATGTCTTATCTTATTTTTGATTTCCGTAGCTTTATTTGGAGATTTTGATAGCCTTATGAAAAGATTTTGATAGTTTTATTTGAGGATTAAGCATGTAAGTTAAATTACATGCTTTTTTTTATATCAACTATTGACAATAATTGAAGTTTCAATACTATTTATATATAACTTATTAAAGTTAGTCTACTCATATTATTATTAGTACGCTGTGAAGCGGAACGGACTAATAAATTAATGATTTAAATAATTTATTTTTGTTATTAAAAAGTGCAATTATTAGCGAATAGTTGCACTTTTTTCGCTTTTACTGATATTTATTAGTATAAGAACAAAAATAATAATAAATCTAAATCAAAATTGAAATGAGAGACTTAATTTTACTATTGGTAGCTATATTGCTATTTCAATTTCATTCTACCATTACACAATATAATATTGCGAAAGTTGTTGTAGAAAATACAATCAATAATACTTATTATAAAAATTGTGTACTATGAGAAGAAAGAGAAATAATCAAAAACAGATTGATTTTCAAGAAATGATTGATAGAAAAATGATTGTTGATTTTCTAAATACATTATTCACTGATATTGAATATACAATGCTTCCAATTTCGGCAAATACGGATTTAACTGCAACAGCAACAACAAACAATAACATACATAAACTACACATTGAAGTGAAAAATAGAAATGTAATGGTTAATGCTTTCAATGATTGCTTTTTAGAAGTATCAAAATACAACCATTTGAAAGAAGATTGTAAAAACCACATTTCAATTTACATTGCAATATATCCTGCTGATAGAGTTATTTGTGTTTGGAATCTTGATAAAATCAACATGGATAAAATTGCAATCAAACAAATTGAAATGAATGAAGTGACATATAGAGATGATGAAGAAGAAATAAACAAGGTTCAAAAGGACGTATATTTGCTCCCTATTGAATTATCTAAAAAATACAACTACAACTATGCCTTTTCTAAACAAACCGCCTAAAAAAGCCCGTAAATACACGAATGACGAAAAACGAAAAGCACGTCAAAAAATATATAATTCCGCAAAATGGAAAGCATTACGGATTGCAAAATTGCAGCAGCAACCATTATGCGAAGAATGTTTGAAAGATAACAGAATTACGCCTGCCGAACACGTTCATCATTCTAAATCATTTATGCGTGCTACCAATGAAATTGAACTGTTAGATTTGGCTTATGACTATTCAAATTTAATGTCGCTATGTGTTGAATGTCATAATAGATTGCATCGTGAAATGAAACAGAAGAAGTAATAAAGAAAGCCCTGCTACGGGAAAAATAGCAGGGCAAATTTTGCGTTTGTGTGTAATACAATTTAGGACGTCTTTTTCATTTTTGAGATATTGCAATACAAATTGTTACCTTGTGTGTTTAACAGAAGTTTGTGCCGTGTCTCTTTTACACATTAAAAATTGATAAGAAAAAGGATTTATTGAAATTGAAATTTCATTTTACCACTAATAATATATTGCTTTTTGTGGTTGTATGATTCTTCTTGAATATTTGAATTGTATATTTTGAAATTATTAAATTCTACAACAAAATACGTTGTTGTTGCTTCAATAATTTTAGCCGAACCATCAACATACGCATATTCAAAATTGCCAGTCAACATTGTTTTAGCACGTAGTTGCACAGGCTTATTAAAACCTACATTTGAATAATAATCAGAGAATGAGAAGCCTTTTACTAAATCTTCTTTGTCAGGTGCAGTAAGTGAGAAATAATATCCAAGGTCGCCAATATCTTGTGTCTCCTTGATATAAGTATAACATTCTCCTAAACTACTACTATGATGATAATATCCTTCATCGTTTTCAACGAACCATTGTTCATTATTGACTGTTATTTTTTCCAAACCTTCAACAAGTTCATCACCATCATCTTTTGTTTCATCATCATCACTACTACAAGCAGTAAATAATGTAACACTAAACAGCATTGCAAGCAATGCGAATAAATTAATTTTCTTCATAAGTTTGTAATTTAATTGATATTAAAAAATGATTTAATTGTATTTAAGATTGAAATATAGTTTGTATCAAATACCACATGTTCACCATTAGTTTTTATTTGATGTAAATGCTTTTTCTTTGTCAATATATACAATGTATCATTAGTATATAGAATGCTGTATATTGCAGCAATTTGAAGGGTAAAATTTGAATTAATGAAACATACATCATCAAAATCAACAACCAAATTAAATTTCTTGCTAATTAATTGAAGTAGATAGAACGCATTCAGATAGTCTGTGCGTTCCATCTTTTTAAGGATTGTTTTTAATTCGCTTCTCGTCATTCGTGTATTGTATTGTTATGTATCATAAGCGCACGAAAAAGGTGCGGAACTTACGATACAAGCACGTAGAAGGTACTGGCATACCTGAGTTACATTGTAAGCAAGCCCGCACCCGTATCGCAATACAAAACGTATAAACGAAGATGCGGACGCTTAACAACCTGTAACTCACATAGTTCAATTTGCCAGTTTTACTACGTACAGTGTTAAACGTCTGAATAAGACGTGACGGATTTCTCCCCATCACGACACAAAGATAAAAATATTTCCTTACATGCTAAAAAAATAGCCCGAAATTTATTCGGGCTTACTTTTTCTTCTTCTTTTAGCTTCAACATTTTGTTTTATCAACTTCTCTCTGTTCTTCTCGTAGTATTGTTTCTGATATTCTTTATTTACTGTTTGCTGATTTTTGTATCGTTGCAAAATCTTGAAGTCTACAAGATGCGTAGTATCTGATGTATATGCTTCTTCAATCCTAAAATCTTTATTGTATATCTTTCTGTTTCTTGTTGTAGCATAGTAAGTAAATGTAGCATCAATATATTTTGCATGTACTTCAAGTTTAACAATACTATCAGCAACTTTTTCAACCATGCAATAATCAATTATTTCGTGTATTATTTCATACCTCAAACTATCATCTTCAATATCTGCTATATCATCAATATTGATGTGTTTGAATCCTGTTGAACTGTTTATATTAAATAATATCTGTTCAATTTCGGCTACTTTGTTGTTGTACTCATTTAATTTCTTTTCTAATTCTTTCTTTGTAGAATCTAATTCCTTTTCAATCGCTTCACCATCTTCTTCGCTTATCTTCTGCATAATGATTCGCTTATTTAATAGAGTATAAGCCTTGTTATTGTTCTCAATATTAATCTTTATCTTTTCAATCTTCTGTTTTAAAACTTCAATTTGTGTTTGATATGCTGTTTTATCTTCTTCCGTTTGATGCAACATCTGACTAATTTTCAATGTCATTGCGATATACCACATTAAACTGTCAGCGATGTTGATTGAAATTGGTGCGTTCTTACACTTTCCATTATCGTTCGTACATTGATAAACAGCTTTGCTCAATTTTGCTATATATACTCGTTCACAATCTGCACATTTAAGTAGTGATTTGCAATAATATATATTTTTTACATTCGTTTTTGGTTTGGTTTTTGCCTGTTCTGACATTTCAATAGCTTTGTCAACCATTTCTTTTGTAACGATTGCAGGATACACATTTGTACTTGGTTTTCTATCTTTTTGTCTAACCGTGCTTGGAAGTCCTGCATAGCTATAATTTCTTAATATCGTATAAGCGAATGTAAATGCAGAATGTCTGTTATCATAGTTGATAATTCCACGTTCTTGCAGTTCATTTGCTAATTTATATATGCTCGTCCCACCTTTCAAATACTCATTAAACATGTATTTAACAATCGCTGCTTCTTCTTCATTGATAATGATTTTCTTTGTCGTTGGTTCAACCATGTAAGCGAACGGAAGCCAGCCACCCACATATTTTCCTTCTTTTCTTCTGCTTTCTTTTGTACGTCTAAATCTATCTGATTTGTTTCTCATTTCTGCATCTGCTAATGCGGAAAACATTGAAAATTGCATTTTTGAAGATGGATTAATTGAACCGTCACTGTTCAACAATTCAATGTAAGGTTTTGCAATAATTAGTTGAATCTTTCTATCTGTCAAAAATTCAAGTTCATCAAACAGAACTTTCTCACGTCTACTAATGCGTGATATTTCCCATGCGAACACACAATTGATACTGGAATCATTTTTTATTGCATCTTCCATTTCTTGCAATCCCTGCTGTTTAATTTCAATTGCATCTTTTTCATCGCTTGTTGCATATCTACGCTTTAATGCGCTTTCTTGCTTGCATATTGCAATAATATCTTCTTCTTTGTAGCCTTTCGATAAAGCCAGTTCGAACAGTTCTGATTCCTGTTCTTTAAGTGACAATTCCTGCTTCTTGCTGTCGGTTGAAACTCTTACCAATAATATACATTTTGTCATAACTCGTTGATTTTTAACTTTATGGTGCAAATATAAAGATAAAGTTTTAATGTACCTAATTTATATATATACGTTTAGAAATGATAACCCGTTCCGTTGAATCCTCGTCTGCGATGACAGACGTCCAGGTCATATTCTGTGAAACTCTTGTCTTCGCGCGTAGCGGAGCAATGGATTACTATCAGGTTTATAGTTCTCATGAATGGATTAAATAGATTGAATAGGTTCTGTAAATTGCACAGGTTCCATAATTTGCATTAATTGAATCATTATCATGCCTCTGCTGCACTACGTTGTGCACATTCCTTATTAATACATTGTAAGGCAGCAGCCTGTGCCAGCTGATCTCTTAATGAGAATATCTCCGTATGCATCTCTTTCACTTTCGAGCTAAGGTCGAAATAATCCTTCAACACTTTTTCCAATTGCTGCATCAGAAAAGTATATTGGTCTTTCACCAGTTCGCTGAACTCTTTTACTTCTTGCGCCATTACTTTGCGCTTTTTGCGGTTACTGCCCAGAAAGGGCAGGATCGTCATAATGATCTCTATGATTTTATCGAGCATTTTAATAAATTGAGGATTGAAAATTGAGAATTAAAAAATAAATGTAGAAGAAAACAGAAACCGCATGGAGAGTAACTGTAGAAATCACTCTGTAATACCCATGCGGCACTGTTTTTAATGATTAAGCTGCCGGGTCCGGAGCTTCTCCGCTTCCACCGCTACCGCTGTTTCCACCATCCGCGTCTTCTCCGTCACCCTTTCCGGCCAGGATGAAATCGACATTATTCTCGCCTCGGGTAGTGGCATGACTCGTGTTCACCAGTTGAAGCGCCTTATCTGCCACAAAACGGACATTTACTTTACGGATATTGCGCACCGTGCAATCCTTCTCCTTTTCAGCCCCTTCGCTGCTCAACGTGATATGGAACGTGCCCAATCCGTCAATCTTCACCTTGTCTCCCTGGGTGAGCGACAGGCGCAACTGCTCAACAAAAGCCTCGATGGAATGCTTCACATCTCCTGCTGTAAGCGATGAGTTCGCTTCGATGGCATCGGCCAGCTTGTTGATGTCCATCACTCTCACTGTGCCCGATTTCTGGCGTACATAATACAACATCTGTGAATCCGGCTGATTCACATACTTTCTGCGCTGATAGCGCTCCACTAATACATTCATACAATTAAAAAAGTTAAGGTTTAAGTAATAATATTTTCTGTCGTTGTTGACATTACAAATATACGAAATTTGAAAGGGAAAGTCAAGTATTTTGCTATTTATTTTATATCAATAATGAAATAAAAAAAGAAATTCCATACAGCTTTATATTGTAATATAAAATTGTATGGAATCGGAGTGAATCTGTATCTATTTAGCATGTTTCAGCATGTATTCCAGCGGTGGAACGTATTCGGTGATTTTTGTCATTGCCGAATTATGCCTGAAGTATACGTTTCCCGTCTCTCCGTTGCGTTGTTTGGCTATGATTGCTATGCCTAGTTCTTCGGTAGGGTAACCGCTTTCGCGGTCGGTTGTTATTCGTGCGAGGGCGGGGCGGTAGAGTAATATCACGACGTCCGCATCCTGCTCGATTGCGCCACTTTCGCGGAGATGTGCCAGTTCGGGGCGGCCTGCGGGGCGGTTTTCCGATTCGCGGTTTAGCTGGCTAAGCAGTACCACCGGTACGTTTAGCTCTTTGGCTAGCAACTTCGCTTTGCGGGTGGCTTGCGCCACTTCCTGTTCGCGGTTGCGGTTGTTTTGGCCGGTTGTCATGTCGCAGAGTTGCAGGTAGTCTATAATGATCGCGTCGCATGCATGCTGGCATTGCAGCAGTCGCGCGCTGGAGCGTACGTGTTCCATGTTGACCGAGGTGCTGTCGTCTACGTGTATCGGCAGGCGTTTGAGGTCGGCGGCTGCTGTGCGTGCCTCTGCAAGCTCTTGCGGGCTGACGGTTCCTGACCGCCAATGGCGGGCACTGACTTCGCTGGCTGCTGTCAGCCATCGGTCGGCCAGTCTTTCTCCTTGCATTTCGAGGCTGTAGACGGCTACGGCATGTCCTGCCATGGCTGCGTTTCGTGCCAGGTGTAGTGCGAATGCCGTTTTTCCTACGCCGGGACGGGCGGCAATTACCACTAGTTCGCCGTTTTGGAGTCCGGACGTCATGCGGTCCAGGTCTGCCAGTCCGGTAGGGATGCCGGTCACTCCGTTTATGTTGTTGGCAATACGTCCTTCGGCTTCGGTCATGGTGGCGGTCATCAGTTCATCCATGTCCCGCATGTGGTTGTTGTGGCCGAATTCGCCTTCCAGGCGGTCGAGCAGGTTGTGCGCGTCCATCAACGAGTCGTCGATGTCCATCGTTTCGTCTAGCGCGCAGGCGAGTAGTTTGTTGAATCCCAAGATCATTTCGCGTCGTAGATATTTCTCGTGTACGATCTGCGCGTGATATTCGAGGTGGGCGGAAGTCGCCACTTTGCTGCTCAACTGGGTGATGCCGAACGCTCCGCCCGCCTCTTCGAGCTTTCCGCGGTGGGAAAGCTCTTCTTTTACGGTGAGGATGTCTATCTTCATTCCGGCGTGGTACATAGCCAGTATGGCGGCGTAGATCAGTTGGTGGCGCAGGACATAGAACATTTCGGGGCGCAGCTTGTCGGCTATCAGTGGTATAGCTCTCTGCTCTATCAGGCAGGCGCCGATGATGGCTTCTTCTATTTCGGGAGCCTGTGGTGAAACTCTGTTTTCGGTATTCATAATCAGTGTTTGTTTAATCAGTCTTCGTTTAATTGGGATTCGTTTTATCAGTATTCGTTTAGGAAAGCTTTGTTGGATAAATAGCTGGCAGCGTGGAGCAGGTAGTTGATGTTTGTTTGGTGGAAATAATAATCTTCTACCTTGTCGATGGCGAGTTGCTGTTCCTTGTCGCTTAATTTTTTCCATTCGCGTTGCGCTTTGGCGATGTTTTCTTTGGGAAGCTGCGTGATGCTGTGAAACTCATTCCAAAACAGGCGGAACTTCTCGTTGACGGCTTTCTTTTTCTGCTTGCCGCTGTCGGGGGCTCCTACCCATTTGTCGTATTCGACGACACGAATATGCAGGGACGGGTTGTTGGGATGGGGGACGATTTCGATGATCCCCAGGATGGCAAGGGCGTGTATGAATCGGAAGGTTTTTCCGACAGACCAGCGGAAAATGCGGCTCCAGTCGCGGTAGCTGAACATGCTTTCGCCTCTTTTGCACAGGTAGTCTTTATGCTGCCGGTCGCTGTATAATGTGTCCGAATAGTTGACTTTCATCAGGATTTTCAGGAGCGCTTCTATTTCTCCGGCTTCTATGTTCGGGTCTTCTATCTGTTGTTGTAGCAGGGCCTTGGGGATAATGAGAAAACCATGTTCCATCATGGCTTGAAAGTTGAAATTGTTCATTGGGTTATCGTTTTAAATTTCTGTAAAGGTACGCCGTTCCTGTGCGATGCGCAAGGGGTGTGGTTCCGTGCGGACGGGTGTGGATGAATAAAGGGTGCCGCGATGCGCAAATCGCTGTTTTTTTTCTTCTTTCATGAAGCCGGGGAAGGAGTGGGGATGGAACGGATGCTCTGTTGGTGGTTGGCGGAGCTTCTGTTGGTGGTTGGTGGAGCTTCTGTTTGTGACTGGTGGAGCTTCTGTTGGAGAAAAAACAAAGCCTTCGTTTAGGGGGATTCGAAGGTCTTGTTTGTAGTGAAAAAACGGTCATTTTTGCCGAACGCTTTGTGGAACGCTTTTTTCTTTCTGTAAATAGCTATATGATTGGTAGTTATCTTTGTTTTGAAAAAAAGTGGTGAACGCAAAGTGGAATACATAATAAACAATAAAAGATAAATGATATATTTAAAAATATATAGATCGATTTTCCTTTTATTTCTTGTCCGTGTTTTCGTTTTCTGTTACGCGCTAAACGTTTGTCGGCAAGTCAATGTGGGGAGGTCCCCAGTGTCGGTAGATGATTAGCTGCATTTCAGGACTGACATCGATTGTTTGGCTGGTGTAATACGCAGCAACCAGTTGTTCGTTCAATGTCTTGTTTGCTTTAATGCGTTTGCGCATTTTTTTGCTGGCGGAAGAAGCGTTTGCCAGATCGGGAAAATACTCCTTCGCCAATTCGGAGAAATACTTGAATCCATTAATGCTGTAGCGTTCGGCAGCTGGTTCATTGTTGTTCATAATTTTTTTATACTTTAAATGGTTAAAATAATATGTTGTTTGAAAAATTGTGCAAATGTATGAAATTTACTTTGATGATTAATGTAAATGTTTTGGTTTTTATTTTTTAGATTTTATGTATGTAAATTTTTGAAGATATATTTTTGTATTTTACTAAAGTAAAATGTGGGAAAAGTAAATATTAATTATTAATTTATTTTTAATGAAAAAGGAAAGTTTTACTTTGTTTATGAAACAAGTGGCTGTTGATTTGCAGCAGAGTGGAAATTTAGGGACTGCTCATGTATACAGAAGTACGTTGAATGCGATTCTTACTTTTCAGGGTTCCGATCGTTTGTCGTTTTGGGAAATCACTCCGGAGTGGCTGAAGCATTTTGAGGGTAGTCTTCGTGCACGTGGGTGTAGTTGGAATACGGTGTCTACGTATCTTCGCACGTTGCGTGCGGTTTACAATCGCGCTGTCGATCTTCGGAAGGCATCATACGTGCCGCATCTTTTTCGCTCCGTATATACAGGTACGCGGGCAGACCGCCGCCGGGCACTGGATATGGAGGATATGAAGAAGGTGTTTGCCCGTCTGTTGCAGTCGGACGCCATCACTCCTGCCATGAAGGGTGCGCAGGAGTTGTTCATTCTTATGTTCCTGCTTCGGGGATTGCCTTTTGTCGACCTGGCTTATTTGCGTAAGAGTGATCTGCGGGGAAATGTGATCAGTTATCGTCGTCGTAAAACGGGGCGTCCGTTGTCTGTGACGTTGACGACGGAAGCGATGTTTCTTTTGCAAAAGTATATGAATCGGGAGGAACAGTCGCCTTATTTGTTCCCGATTCTTCACAGTGACGAAGGTTCGCCAAAGGCGTACAGGGAATATCAACTGGCATTGCGTAATTTTAATTATCAGCTGGAATTATTAGGAAAGGCATTGGGACTCAAAGACCGGTTGAGCTCGTACACCGCCCGGCATACCTGGGCTACGACGGCTTATTATTGTGAAATCCATCCGGGCATTATCTCCGAAGCGATGGGACATTCGTCTATCACCGTGACGGAAACTTATTTGAAGCCTTTCCGAAATAAGAAAATTGATGAAGCAAATATACAAGTACTTGATTTTGTAAAAC